AAAAATTATATGTAATGATCTTTTACAAAAAAAAAATTGATTTGTCATATTTTCAAATAACAAATTAAATTTAATCCTCCTTAAAAAAGTTATGGATCCAATCACTCATGATGAATTTATTTACTCTTTACTAAGAATCAATGAAAATGAAATTATTAGTAGGATATCACAAGATCATTCTTTTGAATTTTCAACAATGGTCAAGAAATATGGAACCCCAAAAAATAATAAAATAAAAAAAAAATCTAGATTTATGCAATGCCAGGCTCTAACTTGGGGTAATGGAGAATATCCTCAATGTTCACGCAACTCAACAAATACAGGAGATTATCCAATATTCTGTAAGACTCATGCTAACCAAATTATTAAAAATGGATCGTTAACTAATGGACGAGTCGGTTGTCCACCCCCAAAAGCTAACAAAATTGCTGAAAGAAAAAAGAAACAATTAAAAAAAAAAGAAAAAGAAGGATTTCCTAAACGTGGTATGCCAGCATTTATGTGTTTCAGTAATGAAAAAAGATCGTTAATCAAACAACAAAATCCAAATATGAAATTTGTTGATGTTGCAAAGCTTTTAGGAAATATGTGGAAAAAGCTTTCATCAGATGAAAAACAAATCTATTTTGAAATCAGTAGGAAAGATCATATCCGGTACAATGAGGAAAAACAAATCTATGAGAAAAATAAACCACCTAAAATCAAGAGAGCAAAATCACCATACATCTTTTTCACCCTTGAAAAAAGAGAAGATATAAAATCGGAAAATCAAGATCTATCATTTGGTGAAATTACTCGAAAACTTGCCGAATTATGGAAAAATATGGATGAAAATCAAAAACAAAAATATGTAGAAATGAGTAACGAAGACAAACTTAGATATAAACAAGAAAAGAATAACGAAACAAATCCTGAAACCTAAACTAAACAAAATTTAACCATAATTATGATAAATATTTATAATAAAATACACTTTTTACATTTTTTTTTTTTTTTTTGTACTAATAAGTCTAAATAAATACTTGCTACTTCTTTAAAAATTTCATCAATATTAATTCTCAAATATGATGAACATTCCAAATATTTAATTCCTGATAATTCTCTTACTAACTCTTTACCTTCTTCTAAACTTATTGCTTTTTCATTTTTAGATTTTAACATTTTTTTTATTAAATAGTCATCTCTGAGGTCTATTTTTGTACCACAAATAATAAATGGAATATTTGGACAATGATGCGAGATCTCAGGATAATATTTATCTTTAATATTCAAAAATGTTTTTCTATCTACTACCGAAAAACAAAGAATAAATATGTCCGTTTTTGGATAACTAAGAGGTCTTATTCTATCATAATCTTCCTGACCCGCTGTATCCCAAAGACCTAAATTTACTATCTTATTATTAACCAAAATATTACTTGAATAATTATCAAAAATAGTTGGAATATATTCACTAGGAAAACTATTGGATGTAAAAGATATTAACATACTAGTCTTCCCAACAGATCTATCCCCAATTATTACACATTTCAAGCTTTCCATTATTATTATTACTTATAATTATTAAAAATATTTTATTAATTTAAAACCAATTTAATAGAATTTTTCTTAAGTTTTTTTTTTAAGTATTATTTTTTGTATTCATCCTTATAACTAATCTTTATTAGATATTATTCTTACAAAAAACTTATCATATTAGATATCTATTTAAAACTTTATGACTATTTAAATAAAATATTATGAAAAAAAAAAAAAAAAATTTAAATGCATTGAAAGAACTAAAAAATAAATTACCTTATGGGGATATAGGAAGAAATATTAATTCATTTATATTTTATAATCATCCAGATACAATTCATTGGAGATTAAATAACAAAAATTTAAAAATAAATGACTATCCAATAAATTTGGTATTTATACCTCAAAATAAATGTTTAATTTGTAATAAATCTTATGTAGATAAAAATATTTTTGAATGTTTAGTTGATTTCCAGCTAACACAATGTGGAAAAATTGAATATGGAATATCTCGTTTAGGCTGGTTATATTGTGAAAATTGTAAATCAAGATTTAATAATTTCATATTACCAAAATATTATTCAGAAATGATTAATCTTTCTCCTAGTTGTTATCAATCTAATGGAAAAATGAAAATAATTAAATATGGAAGCACATCATTCGGTGATAAAACAAATTTGCTACTATCTGAAAATAATAAAAATAATCTTAGATTCTATAGAAAATCTTCTAGAAATCCTGAAAAAAATGGTATTACAAACTGTTTACTTGCATTAGATTGTGGTAAAATTATTCATTTCATGGATAAAAAATTTTTTATAAATGTACTTTGGAAAGAAATAAATAATGATATAGTACATAAACTAATACCACTAGAAAATCTACTATTCTATAATAAATTTTTATGGAAAAGCCCTAAAGAATTTATTACAGATTTTGAAATTAATAAAAAAAATTTTACAATTAAATCATTAAATCTATGGTACAAATATATTTATAAAACCTTTAAACACAGTTTGGAATATAACCCATACCAATAGGTCTATTGGATAACCCAAGATAATAATTAATCATAGTATCCACGTTATAAATATAATGTATTATAGGTGCAAATATGAATAGTGTTAAGATTCCTTTAATTTTATTTTTTTGAATAATCTCACCTAAAATGGAACCAACAGTTATCGTAATAAATAAATCTCTTGCTGAAAATCCGAAAATTCTAAGTGGATAATAATTTGAACATTTATATGATTCCTCATAATAATGACAATAATTAATGATGAATGATGAAATGATATTTAAAATAATAAAATAATATACATACTGCTTATAATTTAATAGTTTCATTGTGTATTGAACAAAATATTAATCAAATTCAAATTTTTACAATATTCCACAATTTGAATTTTTAAATTTATTAATGAAAATAATATATATAATCTCCAATAACCTTTCTAATATTAGTTATTAAAACATTTTTTTCATAATCTCCATCATCATATTCTATATCATAGGAATTATCATCATTTATTTTTTTTATAATTCCAGAATACCATCCATTTCCATTCAAAAATTTAGCTTCAATATTCATATTTTCCTTCAATACATCTTTTTTTTTTTCAGTCAGACGAGATAAATTCTTAACTCTTTTCTTTGTAGGATTTGAAATATTATTAGTAATCGTATCATTAGTTTTAGATTCAAACTGTGTCTTAAAGCTAACTTGACCACCATCCATATTGTCATCATTTAGTGTTAAATTATTTTTATAAATTTTATTATTTTTGATGATTCGAACATTCATGACAATTATATCATCATCTGGAGAATCTTCTATTATTAATTTTATAATACTATTATTTTTTGTAATACCTACATCAAAGGAACTAATATCTCTTTTATTCATTATATTAATTTTAATATAATTTTTTTTTTGTTTAATTGAAAAAACAATTCAATTTTTTAAACAAAGCTATAAATTTTGTCTTTTTTTTTTTAAAAGTTCCAAATTTAAGATTATATTTATATCTTCTTTCATTATATTTTCATGATCTATTTTTAATCCAAAATAATTTCTTTTAAATACTTTTAATGACCAATAGTTTTCAATCCTTTTGAATATTTTTTTATAAATATATTTAGTTTCTTTAGTATCATATGTAATAAAATTGTTATTTTTAAAATAATTTATATCTTTAAACTGATCTAATTTATTTATCATCAAATGATATTTAATAATATAATTTTGTTTAAAATAATCAATATCTGTAATTATATAAATATTTTCATTATATTTTATCAATAATTTGATTTCGTATAATTTAGTTATTTTCAATGGATAAATTTCTAACAATTTATCTTCTTTAGAATTTTCTATATATTGATTGAATAATACACTATCTATATTATAATTATAATTTCTTAATATAAAATCTTTAATAGTTTTTTCTCCTTTCTGCCATAGATCCGAAATTAATGAAATTTCATAATTTTTTGTGCTACCCATTTGATAATTAAATGTTACTATATCATTTTCTCTTATTGATTTTAATAAAATTAATAAATCCATTTTATGTAGAATTCTATCCTCTAATTCTTTCATTATTAATGATTATATTCATCATGGTTTTTAAATAGGTTTTATTAAAATAATTCATTATTTATAATTATTATTTCTGATGATTTCTTTGTTTTATTCATACCATATGTCCATTTCGTTTCTATAATCTTAAAATTTTTATAAAGATTTTTAATAAAATCACAATTATTGTAAGTCATAATCCAATTATTATAATTTTTAATAATATTAAATAATTTATCATGATCAAAGTTTTCATGAAGATCACCTTTTTCTCCATAAAGATTAGATTTTTCTAGATAATATGGTGGATCTAAAAATATAATTGAATTTTCATATTCCTTTGTTTTTTCGAGAAATCTACTAAAATCCAAATTAAATATTTTAAATTTATCTAGATTTAATTTTTCAATCTTCTCAATTGAGGATAGTGTGAATCTCTTTTTACTGGCTTCTTTGGAAAATCCCCCTGATAATGTTGCCCCACTAAATGAACATCTATTAATAATAAAATAGTAATATGCAATCATCAGATGATCATTTTCTTTCATTATATTTTCACGAAAATCATAAAAATTTTTTTTTTCAATACTATTTAATTTCCCTTTTAATAAATCACAAAGATTCTTATTATTTTTTTTACATTGATTCCAAAATATATATAATGGTTTAAATTTATCATTACATATTAAATTAATATTTCTATTATTTTGCATGAAAAATTCAAATGAACCTCCTCCAAAAAAAGGAGATACAAGATTTTCAATATTATTTAAATTAAAATGATTTAAAATAATTTCATATAAAATTTTACATGCTCGTGTTTTCCCCCCAGGGTATCTTAAAGGAGATTTATTATTCATTTTTATATTTTTAGTTATCTTTTTTATTTTTTTTTTTTCACTTTTTATTTCCATTACAAATTATAAAAATTATTAGGTCTAAATGTTTAAATAATTAATATCAATTTTTTATTATTTATTAAAAAAAATTGAAATAATATTTCTAAATTACATCAGAATCATGTGTTAATTAAAATAATTAATTTACATTGTTTTAAAAATATGATTAACAAGATTCGCGATTAGGGTTTATTTCACTCTAAATTATAAATTTTTTTTTAATTTATTATACATTACCACGACTAAAACTTAGATAACAGGTCCATACAAAACTAATACTATGTATTATTGGTAGTCTTAGCCAAATAGGAACAGCAAATGCTATAATATCCCCAACTATGAATAATTGGATTATTTTTAAGTTATCTTCTTTAAAATTTTTTTTGTATGTTAAAATGCCTTTTTTAAAGCTTTTTTGAAAATCCTTTTCCAAAATATATTCTTTACAAACATAAAAACATGGAAAATATATGAATGGATTATGAATAAAATTATCAAAAAAAACTTGATAAAACACATTTTTTATTCCATTTTTATCTTTCAGCTTCTGATTAAAAGAACTGTTTGCAAATTTTTGCATGTTAGGAAATAATTTATTAAAAAAATTAACAAAAATAAACCATTGAGCAATTCCTAAATAAAAAAAACCAAAGATTGTAAAAATAGAATTACGTTTCCAATCTATCTTTTCTTTTTTTTCTATATATTTTTGAACTAGAATATCACAGGAAGATGTCTTAATTGTAGCTGTAATTAGATTGGTTGTGAATGGTCGATTCTTGGGAAATGATAATATTAGATTTAGATTTCTTTTTAAAAAAAAAGAATTATTTATTGTATTGATATTTTTAACATATTGTTTTTGAAATTTTATATATTGTTTTGGAAATTTCAAGAATCTAAGATAATTCCTTTTCATAATATTAATTCTAGATAC